CAGCTCGCGGATAACCATTATATGTAAAGTTACTACCACCAATTCCTGTTCCTAAATCATCATCAAATGTAAATGAATTGGGTGTAACGATTTCTTCTATGTTTTTATAGAATCCTTGAAGTTGTTCAGCAGTAAGTGATTGATATACACTAATTGTTTGATCAAGGCCTGCTCTGACTGGAGTTCCATCAGTCGAATCAAGTAATCCAGTTAATTGCGTAAATGGTGCAATTGCAACTTCAGTTCCAACACCTTCAATTACTCTAGCCGCGCTGTCAACGAACGTTAATGGTGCAGACAATGTACCTATGGCTTCAACATCAGTTACAACCTGTCCTGCAATATAAAATCCAGCTGGATGCACAAACTTTTTATATAATTCTATCCAAGTAGTTTGTGATATAGGACTCTTAATTAATATCGAAAAAACTTGATATAAAGCATCATTTCTAATAAACTTATTTGACTCGGCGCCAATTCTACTCAAAGGTCCAGCAGAATCATATCCTATAGTAAATATATCTTTCTTAGGATATTCTACTTCTACGTTTTGTTGAAAGAATGCTCTAAAAAATTCTTCAATTGAAAACCTACTACCTTTTGTTCTATGTAGTTCATGAATTCTTTGTGCGTAAAAGTTTGGATCAATAAAATTGCCTCCAGTATTCCCAGCAGCAATTTCTTCTATTATAAATTTTAATAAATCTGAAGTAGTTTCTTGTGTATCTCTTGTTTGATATATTTTTCTTAATCTATTATCAAATGAACTAGCGCCGTCTGAATCCAAATAATCGTAATATTTCTCTAAAAATGTTACAAGCTTTGGATAATCTTGAGTAAAAAATTCAGGCAAAGCATCACGAACTTTCCTATATAAAAAGTTTCTTGGTCTTCTATTATAATGATATTGAATATTTGCCATTAGTAACTAGTACTGCTTGATGATGTTGATCCTGATGATGTTAATGATGCTTGAATTTCTTGATAGTCAAGAACAGCATTAGTCTTTGATGCTGTAGCATCAATATCAATTACACTCGCTCTTAAAGGTCTTATCGTACTTTCATTAGCAGGCCTAGCCGATATTTTCAATTCTCCACCTACCACCGCTGTAGGATTAAATCCTACTAAATTAACTCTACCTGCTTTTGGATTAAATGAACCAATATTATCCGCTTCAACGCCTTCTGAGGTATTAATTATTTCTAAAGTAGTTGAATTAAATTTGCTTCTGATGGTACATGTTTTTGAATTAAATGTAAATCTAGAAGATGTGATTTGTCTTTCATGACTACCCATACCGGTAGCAGCACCAAGTTCAACTGGAAAGTTTATTTGATAATCTCTAGTAACGCCGAAAGTAGGTGTAGATCTTTTTTGTATTTTAATTCTCATTTTAGTGTTTAATATTGATTCATCAATATCATCGAGAATTGCAAGTAAATTTGATCTTCTAAACACTCTTCCAAATTTTTGTAAATTATTTGAAAAGTAACTATTAATTGTATCTTGAATTAAAGTTTCTGTTGCACTTGAAGTTCTACTCGTTAAATCTGGATCAAAATTAAATGTGGTTAAAATTTCTAAATAAGCAGTATTTACATTTACAAATTTAGTGTCTATGCTCGCAACAGCAAAATTGTCTGACAATTCACTTATGATTTTATTTTTTACATCTAGTTGTGTGGCGGCATCTACATCTGCTTTAAATTTTATTGATACATAAACAGAACCATAATCAGTAGGATCGTTATCCTGTCCTCCCCATGAAGTAACGTCATCAATAAATGAACCGTAGTTAGTTAATATTTGAGAAGTATAATCTTCAGCAGTAACCATTCGTCTTTGAGATGTAAAGTATAATGGCGCATTCTGTCTTATAGATTCTATACCTTCTCTAAACGATCCACCAGCTGCAGCTGCACTTGTGACATTAACTAAATCAACACCTTCTATTTGAGCTGATGTTGAAAATACACTAGCTCCATTAGCTGCAGGCCCTACAGTTGATAAGTAATCTACTACTATTTTGTTCCCTGCACTAGGAGCTTTACCTGTACTCGTTCCATCACCAAATATTAATTCATAGTAGCCATTAGGAACTTCTTTAATTTGATAGTGTGTAGATGTTGATGTAATTCTTGTTGCTTTATTGATGTTAGTGTATGTATCAAAAGTAGGACTCACTGAAGTATCAAACACTCTTACTCTTATTGTTGTGGTGTCAATTGTTAAATCTGGTATAACATATATCTGTGAATCTGATGTTTCACCGACAAAAAATGTTTTAGTTTTTTCCGTTCCTTCGTAAACAGGTACATCTGAAGAACCTTCAGAAGTTTTAAATGTGTAAACACCAGCACTAGTAGGTGTTGCAATATATTTTTCTCTTGTTTGGAATGTATAGCTTACATCATTTAAAGATGTAGTAAATCGAGTATTTCTAGGCAATTCAATTGAAGTTGGTCTATCTGAAGACACTATTGTAATAGACAAATTTAATTTTGCTAATGCAGATGCATATGATCTCGGAACATATCCTAAAGCTTCAGCATGAGATATTATAGAACTTCTTAGTTGTGCAGTGTTTAAAAAACTTTCATTGAGAGCAAAATTTGATGTTAGGCCATTGAAATGAGTATTGTAGGCTAATACGTCTAATATATTGCTTAAAGCTGAACCTTCAAAATCATAATCATTAAATTCACTTTGACGTTTTAAATAATCTTTTAGCCTCGTTTTGATCGTATCAAAATCTAAATCTGTTGATTGAATTGTAGTTGCCATTTATCTTAACCTTGTTAAATTTATTTCTACAGTATCTTGTTGTAATGTAGATACCACTAAAAACCTTACCGTTACTCTTACTTCATTATTATCTGGACTTATAATACTATTTATGTTTAAAACTTGAGCTCTTGGTTCATACAATTGTATTGATCTCACTATACCATCTTCTAAATTTGCATCATTTATTTCAGTGCTCAATCTAAACAACATATCCGTTAAATTTCCACCGAACCTGTGCATAAAAGGTCTTTCGGTAAAATTAGTCAATAACAAATTTCTTATTGATTGCTTGACGGCCGCTGCATTTGTTTTTTTAAAAATATCACCTCGTATATTAGCACCATCGGTATCTAATCCAACAAATTTAGCGCTAAATGTTGCATCTATATCTTTATCTTCACGTGTTCTTGAAACAACGATAGACTTCTTACTTATATTTCCGTCTTCATTTGCATAAGCTCTTGTTGGCATCGTGTTTCCTTTATGGACTATTTATACAAGTTATTCGTCGGTTTGTTCATCAGTAAATTCTAATAATTCACCTGTAGACTGCACTGAGTTATTAAATCTAGTTTCAATAATGTTATTATATGTAACGCTCCATGGTGATATTATTTCGGGCATAATTAAAACCATGTCAACATGCAGAGATCCATCAGGATTATAACTATCATAATTTAATATAAGCTTATCAAAGTCTATATTATTTTTTAAATAAACAGCAAGATCAAAAGTTTTATCATATGCTATTTTTCCATCTTCACCTATAAGTTCATAAACAACGGCTCTTCCATTTGTCTTTAAATAATTAATACCATCAGTGACATCTAAATCTTCATTCGGCCCTTCTCTATAAAATCCTTCAGAAACAATCATTCTAAATTTTTCAAATGTTTGCATACCTCTTAATCCAGGCGATGAATTTACAGATTGCAACACTTGAGCATGCAAATAATATTGTTTTGCTAGTAATAATTTATCATCACTATTTAAGTGACTTATACTAACAGGATCATTATAACTTCCTAAAAATTTAGATAATGTTATGCTGTGCGCTAATCTTGTACGACCACTTATTACCGGTTGAAATGTAGGATCATACTGTGCGTCTGGAATTATGTCTATTTTACGTGCCACTTTGAAATACCTTTGATTTTGGATTTGATGGACCTATTGCCTCTACGCCTCTTTGTGTTTTATCATTAGCGTTTACTGCTCTACCAAATTTAGGTGGTATAACGTTTGTTGTATCTTTTGAAACTGTTCCGTCTGAGAGAATTTCTCCCATAAATGTTTCATTGGCAATATTATTAGGATCTCTTAATTTTGATCTTGCAGACTTAGTAGTCAAATCTTCTTTAGTTATGCCACCATAAGATCTACTTCTATCGACTGAATGCTTTAAATCTTCAAACGTATCTATTTCAACTTGTCTTATACCAAACAATGGTGATTTTCTTAATGCAGAATTTAAGAGTGCAGTTGTTGGTTGCTCAGTTGTTTTATTCGTTGCAGTAGTAACTGTTGGACTTCCACCCGTACCAGTAGGTCCAATCGCTGCAGTTCCAGCTCTATTTGCTTCGTTAGCCTTTTCTGCCACTCCAGTTAAGTCACCGTGAAATGTTGTTGCGTGCATTGAAGTAGAGTTAACTCTAGGAATGTGTGCGGTACTGCCGTAATAGACAACATCCGCGCCTCCTATTGTACCGACAGGAGCTATTACAGAAATGTTATCTGTACTGATACTAGTATCTGGTGAAGAGGCAATAAATTTAGATTCACTAGTCATAGTTAAAGTACCACCAGCATCTAATTCTATTGCACCTTGAACATTTGTTTCATAAGCGCCTTTAACCATTACATCTTTATCTTTTAACACTGTTAGTGCATCAACTCCTAAAATAGTTTCAGCTTTATTTTCTCCTACTGTCATAGTTTTATTTTTAGATACAGATTCTATCAATGAACTTTTAATTCTTTCTTCTTTATTACCTGTAACATTAACATTAAAATCACCACCAACTTCTAAATCAAAATCGCCTGCTACTCTCATTTTTAAATTACCATTATATACAACTTCTCCGTCACCTTCAACTATGACTTTTTCATTAGCTGCAACTATTCGTAATGTGTTATTTGTTGAACTTAATATAACAGTTCCATCTGCTCTCATTTCAACTCCGGAACCAGTTCTGTGTCTTATCATTACTCGTTCACGACCATTAGTGTCATCATATTCAATTACGTGGCCTGATGCAGTTTCTTTAACTTGATTTTCAGGATATTGTGTAGAAGGTTCATCATTTAATTCTAAATCTAGTCCAGGAACACTGCCACCAATATACACATTTGAAACGCGTGTACCACGTGCAATATTGTTTACAGATGAAACGCCAACATATTCTTGTTTAGGAAATCTTTTATCCGGATCAGAT